TCTTCTGGAGTTATATAGCCTCTATTATCTTTGTTAGTGATAACAAGAACCGCGTTGTATACAGTATTTATATTTACCATTTATTTTTGTTTATTATTAGTTGATATAGAGTTGATTTCTCACTCTATATCAGGTATGCCTAGCCTAATTTCTTGGTTAGAGATTTCATTAAATCTAAACCTTCATCAGTTTTAAAGTACTGGGCTAAAGCCGCATAAGGGTGTTGTTCAAAAGGTACCGTTAGTATCTTTTTACCGTTAGCAAATTGAAAAACAGTATTTTCATCTGTTAATTTAATTATACTAGCTTCCACCGCTCTGTTGGCTAAATTTCTTAATTGAAGATCTTCATCTTCAGTTAGTTCTATAAATAATTGAGGATTACTTCTTGCAAAATGAAAAGCATCTCTTTTTAATTCCTTAGACGTTAGTTTAGAAACATCGCTACCTATTTCAGTACGCATGATCGCTTCTAAGTGACTAATATCTAATTCATTTACTAAGTTTAAAGCTTCTAATTCAAGCTGTATCCAATCTATCTGATCTTCCGCTTCTTTAGCTTCATCTATTTCACTCCATAAATTACCTTTTCCTAATGGATGGTATATAGATAGTAGTTTTTGTAAAGCTTGTTTTTGTCGAGGTACATATAGTACTCCGTCTTCAAACATTACATGTTCTAATAAAGCTGTTCCTTTTTGTTCTTCAACAAATAAAGATGGATGATTAGATGTTAGTCTCAATTCTCTAGCTTCACCTGTCTTTTCGTTAAACCATAGTAATGGTTTTCTAGGTGTGTTTCTAGTTTGTATTGACCAAGTTAATGGAGCTCGTCCATTTGTTAGCATGTAGGTTCTGTCTTTAATTTCCCAACCTTTTTCTTCGGGGGAAACTCTGCCAGAATCTGTTTTAGGCTTAGTTGTAGTTGTAGTCATGATTAAATAATATAAAATAAGAATATGGGCTCCGAAGAGCCCGTATCCTGGTTAGTAAAATTAAGCGTCTTTGAATAGTACAAAGTTGTTTGCCGCTTGTGTGATAAGACATCTTTCACTTAAGTAATTGATTCTCATTTCATCAACGTCAGTAGTAACTGCGCCTCCAACAGATCCTGTAATCCAAGATTTGTTTTTACGGTTATCTACTTCTGAAGCTCGGTATCTTACGTGTAAGAATGGTCTCTTGATGTTTTGACCTAATTGTTGGTCATAAACTGTAGAAGTACCTGCTGGTACTAATACACCTTCAACATCTCCAAAACCTCCACGAGTAGACCAGTCATTAAGATATTTCCAGTCAGTTTTGTAAAAGTCATAAGAACCTCTACGGTAACCAGTAAATCCTAAATTAAGGGCCATATCTTCATCGTTGTTGAATACTCCATAAGAAGTACCACCAGCGTAAGCTCCGTTTTGTTGTGCTAGAATGTCATCAATCTCTAAAGAAAGATTTCTATTTAAGAAAAGCATATTTTCTTCAATAGCACCTTGCTTATCTAATTGCTTAAGTACTGCATCAAAATCTGTAAGCGCACCACCACCGGCAGCTTGTGCTCCAAATCCTGAGTATACATTTCCACGAGCCTCTAAAGAAGCGAAGAAACCTTCAGTACCTTTTGCTTTTTCAGTTGATCCGTATCCTAATGTTGCACCTGTACCGTTCTGTAATACACCTTCAACCATAGACATTTCAAGATAGTCTTCCCAACGAAGTCTATTTTCATGTTCTGATTTCATGTACCACAAGTATCCATTTGCTCCATTTTCAGAAGTAACTTCAATCCAACCGATCTGAGCTGTGTCAGAACCGTTGATAGAATAGTTTTCTTTTAAAATGATAGGAGAATTTGAAAAAGTAGCATAGCTAGGATCCAATTTACCTGTAAAGTTTGACGTTCCTTTAGCAAATTCAGAACCATAAGCAATAACTGTAAAACGTTGAGCTGTTGTTATAGTTGGCACACCTCCGTAAGTGTGAATTGAAAAATGCTGAGCACTAACAAAAGTAACTACACCTTTGACTACAGATGCTCCTGGCGCTCCTACTGCTGATGTAGCTGTTGATTGCGCTTGAATCATTACTGTTTGGCCAATTCTGAAATTAACTTCTGTTGTTTTCTGTGTTGTCGAACCTGTACTTGAAACAGCTGTTTGAGCTGCTGCTGGTACGTTATAGTGTTGGATGTTACCACCTGCTGTTACCGCTGTTCCTGCACTTGCTGCAGTTGCTGCGTTGTTTGCAACGTGTAAGCATCCTACATATCTAGTATGCAATCTTCCTTGCTCTGTCCAAATAATTTGGTCAGAAGCGGAAGGCATCTCAGCTGATACCATACGTAAAAAAGCTCCGATCGTACGATTTCCGTAACGTTCTACTTCTTTTTCATATACATCAGGTAAGAATTGTTGTCCCCATTGAGAAAATGCTCCATCTGTGAAATTTATATAATTTCCAGCAAACATGTTCTTCGTTTGGGTTGGTTGTAATGGTGCGGGTACTCCGCCTGTAAATGCCATTTGTTTTGATTTTAAGTATTATTGTTTATTTCCATTTTTTCATGCGCAACTTATTAGGGTTATTATTATCACTTGAAATAGCTCGTATTCCAGATGTGTTTGTTTTAGGCATTGAAGAATTATCACTTCTTGGATCCATGTTTATATTCTTAGCTTTTTTAGCAGAATCTTTTATAGCGTCGGCACGGCCTTGGTCATAAAAGTGATTAGCTATTTTATCTGCATTTTGTGCAGTAAATAGAGCTTTGTGATATTTTCTAGCATCCTTAATATGTCCTTCTTTATCTAGGTGTGAACCTATAAAAGTGGAAATATTCATTTGAAATTCTTTAACCTTATCAGGGTTTTCAACTTTAAAGCGATATTTGCTTTCACCGACATTAAAATCAAAACCTTTGAAATTATCGTTAAAAACTTTATTAGTTTGCTTTTTAAAGTCTTCTTGTCTGACTTTACTACCCTCTTGTTGTTGCTTGTGATTATTATAAAACTCAATTGCTTCAGTTTGTTCTGGACTCATATCATTTTGCTTTCTTAACTTAAGATCAGCATAATATTCATCTTTACTAGAAGTGAAATGTTTTTGAGCATTAAATAATTCTTCTTTAAAAGCTAATTGTTTAGCTTTTATATCTTGAGGATCATCCTCGTCTCCATTATAAGCAAAGTTTTTATTGAATAAAAAATCAATATCTTCTGCGTCTAAATGGGGTTTAGTTTTTTGATAGTATTCTCTTAGTAAACTAGTATTGTCCATCTTAGATACATCGCGATTGAGATTAACATAATCTTCAACTGTGCCGCCTGTATCTTCCATAAACTTAACAAGTTTATCTATATTCTCTGGTAAAACTTGTTGTTCTGTTACCAGTTCGTTTTCTTTGTCTGAAGCAACAGTTTCACTTGTTTCCTCAACTTCTTCATCTTTTATTAATTGTAATGGAGAATCAGATTCTTCTAGTACTTCCTCCTCGGGCTCAACGGTTTTTTCTTCAACATTGGGCTCGTCCCGCAATGCCACTTTGGTTGTTTCCCCGCTTTCAGTGCTTTGCTCTCCTGTGTCTTGCACGCTATCAGTTGTTTCCCCTTGTATGGCATCTTGTTCTGGTTTTGATGGTTCATCTAAATTAACCTTATAAACCCCATCGTCTTGTAGACCAAAAGATTTATCAACTTCCCCGCTTTCAATAGCTTTTTCTAAAACTGCAGTTTCTTGTGATTGAGGATTTTTGTCCGCATCAGGCACGGCTTGTACTTGTACTTTTTCTTCCATAATATAATATAATAATTAATTGTTTTTCTACCTTGGTTCAAATCTGGATAAATCTATACCACCTAGTACATCATTACCTTTTGACTCAAACGACTTCTTTGGTTTTCCAGTATCTGGCGGACCAGAAATACTGTTAACCGACATTTTTGTATTTGCTATTTCTTTCTGCGTTTGGTTTTGTGCTTCTACTAATTCTTTTTGAGCTTGTAATTCTAGTTCTTTTAATTTAACATTTAAATCATACTCAAATTGCATTAATTCCTTTTTAGTTCTAGCTTCAACTTCAAGTTTTTTAATCTCAAATTCCACATCAGCTTGACGATACTGAATCTTAGATTCTGTTTTAACTTGTTCCGCTTGCGACTTAGCATTTTCAACTTCTATTTGAGCTATTCCTTGAGCTTCTGCTTGTGCAGCACTAGCTGCGGCAGCTTGCTGTTGATCAACTTTTTGTTTCTGTAATCTTCTAAATTTTAATAATTGATTAGCTAGTTGTATATTTTTAATTTCTCTAACATCTATAGCGTCTTCTAAGAATATACCACCTGTTGAAAGAGCAACTTGAATATTAGCTTCTAGTAGTGCTTTTTCTGTTTCGTCAGCTTCTAGTTCTATGAAAATACCAAAATCATGCAAATGCATGTTGTTCATTTCCTGTAAAGAACCTACTGAGAAACTACCTAAAGCACTTATGAAAGCATCTCTAGTTGGGTGGTATTCTAGGACATCTTTAAATCTAAGAGCTACACATTCAGCTAACTTAGTGGTTATAAACATGCTACTGTCTAATATATGTCTAGTAGCAACATTACTATTTGCAGCTGCTAATTTCTGAACACCTACAAGAGAATTAGGATCTGGATCTGAACCATCTCTAGCTTCATTTAATCCAGTAATATCTCTAATCATCTGTATGTACTGATTATAAGCACCCACTAGAATTTGTATTTGACCACCACCACCACCTGGTAATTCTTGTATTGGAATTTTACCTAAGTTTTGATCTCCTTCTGTTGTCAATGATCTACCTATAATAGATCCTGTCTGAAAGTACATGTTTAAAGCCTCTTGAGGGTTGTAATTTGTACCATTACCTAAATCTATTTCAGCTAATCCATCAGCATCTAGATACACACCTGAAGGTGTCATTCTCTGTATAGACTGTTGCATTTTTAGATGCGTAAGCTGTATTAAGTCAGCATAAGGCATCATCTTAGATACTAAAGAACTTATAGCTCCTCTGTATATCCTAGGAGCACTTACAACATAATTCATCAACACTAAATTAGTATTTGAATTAGGACGAATCATATTAGTTGCTTTTTCCCACTTAAGTAATTTTTGTGATCCTAATATAGAAACACCTTCGTATACTACCTCAACAGCTTGAGCAACTTTCTCAAATCTATTTCTTTTGTCTTTAGGTGGATTAAAAGAATCATCTTTTTCAATAGCTTTCTCAGCACCTGTAGATGTTTCTTTTACTTTGTAAACATTATTCTCCCATGTCTTCCAATTAAAGTATAAAACAGAAACAAGATTGTTATCGTTATTATTAGCAACTGTATTATCATTATAAGACGTCCAGTCATAGCTTTGTCTAGCTAGTTCCTCGAACTCTTCATTTGACGTGCTTGGAAACTCTTTCTTTAATTCATTTAATCTTACACGTTTTACTTCTCCAAAATAATAGCAATCGCCAAAATTAGGATCTTCAGTATATGACCATATTAAGTTAGCAGGATCAACATAGTCTAATTTTATTCCGTCAGTATTATTAAAAGAGCACTTTGATGCACCTATTCCTAATACAGCTAAATCATAATCTACACGTTTCTTTAACTCAGAGTAATCATTACTTAAGAAAACATTATTTATAGCTTGCTCTTCAGCAATTTCAATTCCTTGCTTATAATTAAGTTGCATGAATAATTGAAACTCTTCTGAGTTTAATGGCAAATCATCTTCTGGAACTGCTCTTGGTGCTTTACCAAGTGCTCCTTCCATAGCTTTAAGCATTTGATTTGTAGCTAAATCTTTTTCTATGCCTTCTACATATTTAGTTTTTCTACCTGTAGATATAGGATCTTGACCAACAGCTTTTATAGAAAAAAGTCTATCTTGCATACCATTAACCACTATATCTACAAATTTAGGTATAATTGGAACTGGCTTCCAATCTAGATTTAAATATGACAGATCTCCATTTACAGAAAACTCATCTTTATATTTACCTATGGATTGTTCACCCCGCGCATATAATCTAAGAGTGTGGTATTGATTTGAAGATTGATAAAACCTTCCTACGTTACCATCTCTATTAAACCAATCTTGCTCAATAGCTCTTGATACTCTTAAGCCATAGTCATCAGATTTCTTTTCAGAATCTGAGACTGCTTGACTAGGAAATGAACTGTATTGTCCTGTTGTTACTGCCATATTTATCTTATTATCTCGCTTCTTGATCCTTTGTTATTGTATTTAGAAAAACCAAAGTCAAGCTTTTTTACTGTTCGTTCTGCGTTAGGTCTATACATATGTTTTCTACATGCCATTAAAGCTAAACCACTACTTATAGATGCATCATGAGCTGTTCTTTTAGATATATCAAACTTAGCCCAGTCTTCTAATGTTCTTTGAAAGAACATATCTCCATGATCTTCTCCTTTAAATCCTACATATTCTTCTATGTAAGATTCTATAGCAGCAGCGTGTGCTTGCTTTATATCTTCTGATGTATTAGGTATTCCACCTAATTCAGCTTCTGTTTTAGATAATTTATTTCTTAATTTATCTGGTCTATTCATTGAAAATCCTCTATAACCTCTTCTCTTAAAGTGGTATAGCAATCTTGGTTTGTTATTCTCTGCCAGTATTGGCATTCCATAAAA